TTATACCTTATCTCGTATAATTATTTAAAATATTAAATGTTTATATTCTATTGCATATAAATGCGTTACAATAATATCTAATTTTGTTAATTGTTAAATTTTAATTTGTTAAATGTTTTATTACAATTATGCACAATATTATGACATAATTTGTTGAATTTAAACCTCATTATGTGACATTTTCTCATTTAATGATGGATTTACCTAACAAATAACATTAAATATGTTTTACAATAAAATGTTAAATGTAAAATATCTTTAATCTAAAATAATTGAAATCATACTTCGAGATACTTGGTCTTCAATATTCTTGCGACCTCTTTCATAAGCAACTGCAATTTCAGCATCTGTAAATAAAAATGGATTGTACTGCCCATTGCTATTTAAAATTACTGCTTGATAAGTTTCATTTGCTCCTGCTTTTTTGCCTTGATTCTTAACCTTGACAATTTTACCTACTCTTGTTTTTATCATTTTATTAATTGTTATGTAAATATTCACTAATAACTTCTGCTTCATCAATAATCCAATGCTCATATTGAGTTTCCGTATATGTCGCACCAATTAATAATGTTTTAAATGCTTGAAAGTATTGATCAAGGCTTACATCAATATTATCAAATTCAATTGATATAATTGTTCCATCGTAATCTAAACTTAATTTAGTTTTGTTAGTTTTCATTGTATTGTTTTTTTAGTCTTCCATGACTGGTATATAATCTCAAATCTATTGTATCCGTATAGATATTCTCAAATTCGGAAATTCCGAATACCCTCTTTGGATTAGGTTTTTGTTCAATTACTTGATTATTATTTAAATAATAAATTAAAGATATTGAAATTAATGCAGTAAATAAAATTAGTTTCTTTTTCATTATTCGTTTGGTTTAATAGATCCATCTTGATCAATATAGCAATCAAAGTTAACTAATGAGTTAACAAATTTAATGTACCCTTGTGTTTTGCAATATAGTTTACGTTCTTCAATATCTTGAATACCAGAATACTTTTCCCACAACTCAAGTCTTTCTTCTTTTGATAAGGTTGTTATTTTAAATTGTTCTAAATAGTCAAACAATATTGATAAGCCTCCAGCAATAAATGTAAACTTCTTGTCATTCTTTTCGCAGTGTCTTATCTGATTTGCATATTCATTAGCAGTATCTATTGCCTGCTTCTTTAATTCTTGATCACTTGGTTTTTCTTTCACTTGTTCAATTAGTTTAGGTAAGTTCTTAATCTCTTGTCTTGCAAATTCTAAATAGGCATTGATTATCCTACCAAAGTATTCACAAGAAAAGTTCTCATAGCATTTAGCATCTACCTGTAATTTACCTGCAACTGCCATTTCAAATGCAATTTTAATTTCTTCTGGTGTTTGATTGCCAAAGTTAGATCTAACAAAATTAGTTAGTACAAACTTTTCTTCTTCTGTTGGTAGATTGTTGCCTCGTAAGCCAACCAAAAGCATTGAATAACGTAATACCTCCTTTATGTCTTGTTCGTTCCTTACACGCAAACTATTAGTACTCTGTGCTTGTTGTATTGCTATTGCATTACCACTTCCGTAAGGCTTCCATTCTTGCTGCACTTGTACCAAGTTTTGGCTCATTGTTTGAATTTCCATTGTTGTTAAATTTAGTTTTGTTTTGCATCCAAGTTTTAATTCTTCTTTCAATATCAAAAAACTTTTCTAATTCATATCTTTCTTTACCTGCTTTATTTTTTTCAGTCCAATAAGAATAAAAATTATCGTATTCATCACTTAATTCAAAAATGTGTGGTGAAAGCATTTCACTAAAACTTACTTTAATTTCTTTTATTTTAATTCCATTTTCTTTACTTTCATTTACTTTCCTTTCCTTTGTTAAACGGTCGTTGAACGGTTGTTGAACGGTCGTTGAAATTTCTATTGCTTTTCTCTTGTCTGCGCTCTTTTGTCCAGCCACTTTCCTTTGTTCTTTCATCTTAAAATATGGCTCTAAATATACTAACATCTTTGGACTAAAGAATTTTTGTTCTTCATCAATCTCAAATAATCCATAATTACAAATTGCAACTCTAACCTTTGCTTCAGATACACCAAATTCTTCTGCTAATAAATCTAAATCATCCAATGGATACATTAAGTCTTGTTGCTCTCTTAACGTTTCTAATAGCATAAAATAAATGCCATACCCTTCCGTTCCAAGTTCCTTTCGTAACCTACGGATTTTCCTATCATGCCTTGCGTTGCAAAAATGCGGGAAATAAAATGCTTCTTTTTCCATTTTTAATAAATAAAAAAGCCAGTCTGTGTCAGAGTACAGAACTGGCTTGGTTGGTAATGATACCGAATAACCCAAAGACTCTGACCCCTTTGGCTTATTAAAACAAATATAACTATTTTAAACCGACTTGCATAGCCTCTTTGAAAAATATCCTGCATAAATTGGATGATCTAATTCAAATAATCTTGCATAATCAGATGTATAGTTATTGTTAACCTTAAATTTATCATTACCAAAAACCATTGTTTGCCATCTAATGACTTCAAATATCTGTTTAGATCCCAATCTAACGTATCCACGATTAATTAGTTGAAATGCTAATCTTTTAAACTCCACATAGATCTGTGGATTATCTTGGTGATAATGTTTGAAACTTGTTTTCATGTTTTTGTTTTTTAGGTATTAAGTATAATTTTTTACGATCTAATTCTAACTGCTTAGTTAGATGTGCTTGCCATTGATTAAAGGTTAAGTCTTTCATTGATTATAAAGTTTAATTATTAATTCTACAACTATGGCAAATATCCAGCAACTAATAATTCCTACAATTCCAACAAATGTTAAAAATTCAGATGTTTCACTCGAATGCGACCTTTTTCCTTGATTTCTCATTTTCTTCGATTAGTTTCAGTTTAACTGCTACATATTCCTTAATCACTTCTTCTTCATAAATAGAAAAATAATCTTTTCTTTTATGCTCGAATTTATTAATAATACCTGTAACATTATCAATCGTGTATTCTCTTGCAGAAAAAGGCATTATACCTTTTTCTTTTAAATTGTCAGTTACTATTTGATATGCTTGTCGTTTTTTAAATAATTTCATGATTAATTTTTGTTAAGTTCTCTTTCCATTTCTTCTGTAATAATAACATCTTCTGCATATTCATCCAGTCTGCTCCAGCCACTCTTTGCTTTTAGGTATGGTTCTATTTCGTGTTCTGCAAATGTTCTCCTTTCGCAATACCTGGAGTTGTCTAACAAGTCAAACCACCTAAATAAATATTTTTTCTTTTTATTCATATCTATTTCCATTTTTAAATTTGTCTAAAAATTCTTGCGAAAATCTTTCATCTTTTACTGCATTTTCAAAACATTGTTTTGTTATATCCATTTGCAACTTTAATGTATTTTCAGATGCTTGTAATAATGAACGTAAATGAACTTGCATAAATGCTATCTCATAGCTTTTCTGGTATTGTTTTTCGTAGTCTTCCATAATTAAAAAGGTAAATCGTTTGTAGGTAAATCTTCAATTTCAAAATTGACTAACTTCTTTGTTTCTTGTGTCTTGTAAGTCATTGCACCAGATCCACTTGGCTTTGCCTCCCATGTATCTAATTCAACATAGTACTTTCCATTTTGTGCTTGATTAATCTTTAAATTAACCCAGCCATTCTTTGAGTTTGCTGCAATAAACTCTGCTGCATCCTTTGAGTTAAGGGATAAATTCCCAATAACAAATGTTGGTGCATTTTCATTTCTTTTAAAAATAAAACCTTTTGCAAATACTTTTTCTGTCTTTTCCATTTTTATTTATTAATTGTGAAACTTAATTTTTTTGTTTTAAATAATGATAATACATTTTGATCGCTATTAACAATGTCGGATTTTTCTGCATATAAAGCATTTAATTCATCAACTGAATTACAGACATCAATTAATTTTTTCCATTGTGCTAAAGCCAAAGGTACTATTATTGGCTTTGCCTCCACCTGTACACCACAAGCATCTAAATCTTTGTCGGTAATTAACCCAAGCATTGATGCTAAAGCATATCTTCTGTAATAAGTAACTCCAGAACCAAAGGATTGATATTCGTTCATAATACCTAATTTAATTTTAGGAATTGTTGTAAATGATTCTAATGATTCGCCTGATTCAACATGAAATAAAATAGTTCTAATGCCTTCATTGTCTAAAGGCTGAACGATGCACAATCCATGCTTTCTTAAAATTGGATTAATGATTGAATGAATTTGTGTCAAATCTGCATAAGTGTAGTTATGACCTTTGGTATCCTTATGAATGACAGGGCATTCACTTTGAAAATTGGATAATGATTTAATTAGGTTTTTCATTAGTCTAAGATTAGTTGTTTAAAATTTGATTTGTATTCTCTTTCCTCTTTGGCAACTCTTGCCCAAAAGTCATAGTGATTTTTGCAGTACCATGTGCAGAAATAAAAACCTGCCTCATCTTGAAATTTTGCTTTGTAAGTTTTCATGTTAGTAAATAATAGGAATGATGTGAAAAAATAAGATGTAAAAAAATGTGTAGATTAATACACTACCAAATAAACCTTCTCGGTCAGTTTGGTAAAAGTCTTTGATGTACTCGATAATTTTTTTCATTTGATTGTTGGTTTAAGATTGCCGAAGAATCCGCTTCGGCTCGGATTGTATTTATTTTAATACTTGATAATTTTCTTTTACCCAATTATTTAATCCATTAAAATTATCTTTTGTCAAGGTTATAAATCTCTCTCCCTGAAATTCAAAATTTAATTTTAAAATAACATAATCTTCAGTGTATCTTAAAATTTTAGCTTGTAAAATTCCTGATGTTAATTGATAATTTTTCATTGTGTTATTGTTTAAGTGTTGGTTTAAGATTGCCGAAGAATCCGCTTCGGCTCGGATTGTATTTAATGTTAAGATTCAGAAACATATTTTAAACATTCTTTAATTGCACTCAAAGTATATTCGTGGATAGTCTGTGACCCTGGGTCGTATTCGTAGCCATCTTTTAAGATGCACCACCAACCATCACTATCTTTCCAAATGTCAGATACTCTTGTGTCTAATAAAATTTTTTCAATTGTTTTCATTTAATTTTTGGTTTAAGAAATAGCATTGTTGCTATCTTAAAACAAATATACACATAATATTTGAAATAAAAAAATTTTATTTAAATTTATTTTAATTATTTGTTAGGCATAAAAAATCCCCACCAATAAAATCAATGGGGAAATTGTACTAAAACTTAAACCCTATTTAAACTAATGAAAGAACAAATCTACAAAATTTTTCCATCTCTTATTTGAATGTTGTCAACTTTAGATTTACCGTTCTCAATTTCTACTATTGCAAACCCATGATTGTGCATCGAGAATGGCATATACTTTGGACTTAATACCGTTAAGCATCCAATAGAATATGTATTAATAAATTCCTTAAAGCCTGTTTTCTTTTGTGTATTACTTGTCCTGTGAACATGACCTATCAATGTATTACAGATTGTCTTGTTAAATAAGTTTTGACTTGGATTAACTCCGCCACCACCATACAACTCATGCCCATGCAATACTAATAGATCTCCCATTTCCATGCCTCTCCAATCTTCAATCATAATAATATTTAACTTATCAAGTCTAAAAAAAATGTCAAACTGAAGATCGTGTAGTTGTGCAAATTCTTCTGCATCATTGTTTAATGCCCTTGCATATCTATTCTCATGGTTTCCTAATTTAAAATAAATAGGTATATCTCTAAATATATCACGCAACTTTTGTAGAAAATCTCTATTCATTTCTACCTCTTTTTTGAAATCCCTTTTGTCGGGATCACGTTCAAAACGGCTTATTGCGTAAAAATCAAAAATGTCCCCCAGCAAATACAGGCAGTCAATTTTCTGGTCCTTTAAATGTTTAATTGCACAGGTAAGTGCGGCTAAATCATGATAAGGAAAGTGTATGTCTGATAATATTCCAATCTTCTTTAAATGACTTGGTAGTTTTGCAGATATATATTCTTCACCTAAACTTGCTTCAATGCCAAAGTTGTCCAATGTTTCTAAATTATAACTAACTATGACTGGCGGAATTATTTTATTTATTTCTTGAGCCGACCTATCCTTTGAAGTTATATTCTTTTTAATCATTAACTTTCTTAGGGAGTCAGCATTTTGATAGCCATACATTGCAAAAAATTGTTTATGAAAATCGTTTTTACTTAAGTTTGTAGAATAGAAATGCTCTCTAATCTTTGTAATCTTATCTTCCATTTTCATATTCTTGCATTATAACATCTACTAAAAATTCAATGTTGTTTAAAACTTTCATGCGTAGTGCAAAACCTGCATCATCAATGTATTGGATATTCTCCATTACATCCATCATTGTTTCTAATAAATCGTTTGCTTTGCTTCTTTTGTATTCTGGTTGATCAATTATTTTGTTTGACATTAATAGATAAATTTAAAATATACCCAGACCAATATTAAAACCCCTTGAATTATTATTGTCAATATTGCCCACAACGGAACAACTTCTCGAACTATTCTTTCAAAGGTCAAATGCTGACTATCTTTTAATCTTGATTGATATTGTTTTTCGTAGATACTTTTAATTGAATCTATATCGATTGTGGCTTTGATACTGCCCTTGTAAGACCTTATTATTATGCGACCTTGTGGTATTGTTATTTTGCTATAAAATCGTGTCAGAATGCCTGCACTATCGCATGGGTTTTCAATCGTTAATGTGTCATGTATAGAATCGTACTTAGTAATTACCTTATAATTAAGAATCGTATCTATTCGTATCTTTTCGGATATAACTGTTACTACCTTACTTGGCTTACAAGATATAATAGTAAAAAATAGAAATAGGAATGCTAATTTGTTCATGAGAAATAAAGTTTAGATTCTGCTTGTCTTCTTTGTGTTAAACCTTTGACTGCAACTCCTTTGACTTTATTCCAAATCAAAAATTGACTTTCTATAAATTTGTCGTTAGGATCTGCATTTACTTTTTTTAGTAATGTGCTTTTTTTTAATGCACCTGTGCCTACGTTATAAGCAAAAGAAACTAAAGCATCAAATTGGTTTTGGGTAATGTCATCTCTTGTGAATGAATCAACAGAAGATTCATAATGCTTTAAAACATTAAGAAATATTTCAGTTGCTCTTGCTGGACTAATCTCAGGATCAGTCATTCTTACCTTTGTGCCATCTTCATAGTATGTACATCCGATTGATATGGTGGCAATGCCTGCAGTACATTTATAAGGTTTCAGCCTAACACCCTCAAATCTTTTTAGAAGGTCTAATCCTTTTTGGCTTATCTTCATCTAATTTGCTTCTTAACTCTATGTTTTCTGTTCTCAAATTATGAATCTCTGTACTCAAGGTTTCAACCTTTATTTTTAAATCAGCAACTTCTTGCTTCATATCATTCGCCATTTCCCTCCAAATCTTAATCGCCTCTTGGACATTAGTAATCTCACCTGCTTCAACTTCAACTTGTGCTTTCTTTCTGCCAAAAATCCATGTGATTATTGATGCAAAAAATGCAGTTAGTGCAGGCAAGATTACTTCATTCCAATGTTCCATTATTTCTTTAATGCCATTAAAAATTGGGCCTTAACATAAATGGTCATGTTTTCGTTTTCTTTAACAAAGTTTTTTAATGTTTCTTGATCAGATGAATCAAGTTCTAATGCTTCGCCTTTGTTTAGGGCAACTGCCCAATCCCAAAACTTTAACGCATCGCCTTTAGTTTGTTGTACTAATGCGCCTGCAATAATTTTGCCAAGATTAATTCCTTGTGCTGGTGTTCCATCCAATTCGGATAAATCAAAATTTAAATCAACTTTCATTTTTGTTTTGTTTAGATTAAAAATTATGTAAATGTATTATTTGTTTTCTAATAGGGTTACTTTGGCTGATAATTCTTGGATGGCTTTGACAATAACAGATGTTATTGCTTGGTAATCTAATCCTATAAATTTATATTCACCATCTCCTGTTTCACTATATGCTTGTGGTATAAATTCTTTTACTTCTTGTGCAATAAGTCCTAAATGTTTACTAATTAAATCACTTTCAGATTCCATTCTATATAAAGTAGATTTTAAACCTAATATTGCATTTAATCCAATTGTTGATAATTCAAAATCTTTCTTTTTATTAATATCAGATAAAGGTGTATAAACTCCTGTATTATTTGCAAAACTTCCAATATTTCCTGGACCACTATTAAATAATAAAATATTAGTGCTATTTGAAGCATAAAAAGCATAATTAGAAGTTGAATCTCTTGCAGCAGTATATAAAGCAGCTGTCCCACCAATAGAAGCAATATTCCCATTTACTTGTAATGTTTGTGTTGGCGAACTCGTTCCAATCCCTACGTTGCCTTTTTCAAAAACTGCTCCATAAGCCCCATCTGAATAAACATACAAAGCAGGTCCTGTTGAGCCGGCTCCGTCTTGATAAACTCTTAATGTATTACCACTTTGTGCAGAATTAGAATAGAAATAACCAGTATGCCCTGATGTTTGTGCAACACTTTCTACAAGGAGTGTATTTGTCGTTGTACCTGCTGAATCTAATACTAATAATTTTGCGGAAGGATTTGTCGACCCAATCCCTACGTTGCCAGCAGAGGTAATTCGCATACGTTCGGTTGCACTTGTAAGAAAAATTAATGGTGTGGCAGTTGATGTTTGCATATAAAAACCACTTGATTCTCCATACATTATTCCATAAGCTGTAGAAACAGTTCCCATTATTAATGAACCACCACTACTGCCCCTAACATCTATTCCTGTAAATGCACCTCCAGCACTGATTGGCGTAGTCGTTCCAATTCCTACGTTGCCAGAAGTGAAAATAGTAGCATATCCACTTCTTGGTGCAATATCTAAATTACCAGTGCTATTATTATATAAAAAACTTGCTTGAAAACCGGGATTACCTACATAAAGTCCTCTATTTGATGCAGGTCCTCCATATCCAGCATAAATATTTCCACCTTGTGCAGTTATATCTCCATTTGCTAATACTGTACTCGAAAACGTGGCTGCGCCAGTGGATGAAATAGTAAAACTATTAGAACTTTGAGCATTATTATAAACATTAAAACTATTTACAGCAGAATCTAAATATAATTGGAATTTAATAGTACCATTATTTTGATATTTTATTTGTTGGCTTAATGTTCCTGATATATTATTTAAGAATATACTGTTATCGCCACTTATCAAATATCCACCTGTACCTGCCGTAACACTACTCGAAAACGTGGTTGCACCAGTGGATAAATCTAAAACTATATTTTTTGTAGCTGTATTAAAATCAGCTATATATAATTTATCATTTGAATTAATTATATAACCATCAAGAGTAGAACCTTTAAATCGTACAAAAGGATTTGCTTTATTAACATAGATACTACTGCTTGATGTAATTGTTATACCATCATCTTGTAAACTACTATTTCCAATGCCAGTACTTGAAGTAAATTTAGCTACATAATTAGTCGTTCCACTTAAAGCCGCAGCATATTGAGGAATATTAAAAACTCCCGTTGATGAATTATAAGTACTTGCTCCCGAAGTTCCCGTTGTTGTAAGACTTATCGATGCTCTTGCTAAAGCATCTGTGTACTGAGTTAATGAAGTACTAATAACTCCAGTAGTAGAGTTGTAAGAAATCCCTGAAGTACCTGATAAAAAAGTTGCAGTAATACCACCTAATCCACTTAACGTATAAGTTGGAATATTTAATACGTTAGAAACTAATGTAGAACTACCACTTGATCCTGTTACTGTTAGTGATGTAATTCTATTTGTGTAAGCAGTATCCCAATTTGTAGCAGATGCAGTAGTTGGTATTGCATATCCTGCAGTTAAACTAAATACCCCTGTTGTATTTGTATATGTTAATCCTGTGGCTGAAGAAGATAATGCAGTTAAAGCAATGTATGAATTAGGATTGCTTGCTAAATAATAAGTTGATGTGTCATAAGTTATTGTTCCTGCAGTAGAAACAACAAATCCTGTACCTGTTAAACTTGCTTGTTTTGCATTTAACGCATTCTGTAAATCTGTTTGATTTGCTAATGTCCCTGTGATGCCACCCCATATCGTTCCAACCGTAGGAGAAACCTCTATGTAAGTAGCACCACTCCAACGATAAATTTTATTAGTATCTAATGTAACGTATATTTTGCCTGTTTCCCCTGTTGCAGGTAATGCTGCTAAATTAGCAAACTCTAAAACATCATCTACATAACTTGGTAATTGAGTTGATGGTACTAAACCACCGCCATCAAGACTTGCATATCCATTAGCAATACCTT